CATGAAAAGTTCCTCGTCTGTGACGGAAACGTGTTCTGGCTGGTCTCTAGAGACCGAAGAATGCCTTGACCGGTTTACTTGTCGCCTCGTAAGAGGTGGTTTCACTCAAGTTCAGTACAACTTCTTTTTGACAGACAAAGACTCCCGTTGGGAAGCTACGCTGTCTCGGTTGATGTATGAATTGCGTGTGAAGCGGTTCGATACTCAGTCCCGTATAGAGGTCGCCTTGGGCGTCTCTGAGCGGATGAGTAGGGAGATCCTGTGAAGGATCGTTCGCGGGTCCCGCGAGCTCTTAAAGGGCTCCTGGGGTCTCTGCAGAATTCTGCAGAGACATACGAAGTAGACGGCCATGCCGTCCTCGTGAAGGTTGCTTTAGAGTTGTATGAGTCTTTAGCTTCTCCTGTCTCACTTTCTTGTGAGATCCTACTACGTTATGGTGAGATTGCGCAACTAGTGCGCAAAACTGTAACGCCTGTATCTTATAATGACGCTTCTCAGTTCGCTGACGACTACCAAGCCGTTAGCTTTCTGAGAAAAGTCCCCTTCATAATAGAAGGTTTAGATGCAGAGGCTGCGGCCAAGGAGAAATTCCTTGAAGCCGAAGTCATGTGTGCGGAGACAAATCATCGGTTCCGTACTTTCATTAGTAACCCCGAAAGGGCTACATCTATTGCGCGCCAGGCCTTTAGCTTGGCGGGTATCGCAATTAAGGAAGTACTTGGATCTCGAGTTTGTGCTGCTGAATGGCTCAGAAGCTGTCGTTTTGGTCCGGGGGCGTTTAACCACCCCTCGGTGCGCGGACTCACGTCCGTTTACGATAAGCTGCAAGTCACCCCTTCTGTCACACCTGACTTTAGGGACACGGGAGCGCTGCTCGTGATGAGCTCGCCTTCCTGGGCACGTTCGGTTACTGATTGTGAAATCGAAGGCTTTTGGCCATTCGTCACACCCAGCGACCTTACTGTTGTGCCCGGCAACCGTGTAACGTTCGTCCCAAAAACCGCCACGACGGAACGCGCAATCGCTATAGAGCCCCTCATCAACATCTATGCCCAACTGGGCTTAGGTCGTATGGTGAGGAACCGGCTACGTACGTTTGCGCATATCGAACTTAATGAGCAGTGGTTCAATCAAGAACTCGCTCGTGAAGGTTCGATTCGTGGTATTCTTGCTACGATAGATCTCTCTAGCGCTAGTGATACTATAGCTAGAGAGGTGGTACGTGGCCTCCTTCCGGAGGCGTGGTACAGTGCACTTGATAGCTGCCGCTCAAAAAGCGGTTTGTTAGATGGTGTGCCTTTCAGATACGAGAAGTTCTCCTCAATGGGGAATGGTTTCACGTTTGAACTCGAGACGCTCATATTTTGGGCTCTTGCTCGTTCAGCGTGCAGAATCGTAGGCTGTTCAGAAATGATCAGTGTCTACGGTGATGATATCATAGTTCCCGTCGATGCTTACGAAACATTGGAAGAAATCCTTACCTTTTTCGGTTTTCGTCTTAATTCGGCGAAATCGTTTAGTAAAGGATCATTCCGTGAATCGTGTGGCAAAGACTACTATGAGGGAAACGACGTCCGTCCCTTCCTCCAAAAGGAAGTACCTCAGAAGCTTCAACAGCTTCTCACTCTCGTTAACGGCATTCGCAGGTATGCTAGTCGGCGTGCTCATCCTTTTAAAGGGTGTGACGTGCGACTGGAGCGACCCTACAATGCCGCGTTGCGAGCTATCCCTCCGGCTCTTCGGTGCCATCTACGAGTTCCTGCTCACGCTGGTGACTCTGATGGCATCTTAAGCAATTGGGACGAAGCCCAGCGATCCTCCTTTGTTTTCCGACATCCAGGAAACTGGGAGGGTTGGTTGGGCCTGAGGTTAAGCGCAATTCCTCCGGAATCCGAGAAGTGTCATCACTTCGAGGGTGCAGTAGCTTCGCTACTGTATCGCGCTAGAGACGGATTTGGAAGTGACTATTCCCCTGCTGATCCAAGGCAGGAGCGAGATGTCACTTTCAGGTTACGAAACGGTGCCTTTTATGGCCCGTGGACTGACATAGGTTCTTGGGAATAACCCAAGGCCTGTGTCTTTCGGGATTAAATTCCCAGAG